CACCATTTGGACTTCCTATTTATTCCTACCAGTCGCAACACTCTGTATTAAAAGCTGATGGGAAAACATACGACAATAAACCGCTTATTCCTGAAGGAAAAGTGTTATTGGCGCCAAGTAATAATACAATTATCTATGGACCAGCAGCAGATGTAAAACAAGGAATTATTGTAGCAGAACGTTCAGTATTTACTGATGAAGATTCAAAATCTAACACAGTAGAAATTAGAACCGAATCAAGACCGCTTCCTGTGGTTTATGATATTGAAGCTATAAAAATATTGAAAGTTAAATAGGAGGTTGACATGAAGTACAGGGTATTGAGTCCTTTGGTGTATGCTGGAACAGCATATAATGCTGGACAGAAAGTTGATATTATTGAAAATATAGTTGCTAAGGATTGTATTGAAAGAGGTATTATAGAGAAAATTACAGAAAACAAATCTAATAAAGTTGAAGAGAAAATTGAAACTTCAGAAGAAACTGATAACAAAAGTAAAAAATAGGTGATATTCATGGGATTTAAAGATGTAATTAAATCGGATATAGCAAATGTATTTCTGAATAGTAACGAATTTGGAACGGAGCACACATTGAATGGAAGAAAAGTTATATGTGTGGTTGATGAAGAAAAATTTCAGAATAAACAGAAAAATGGACTTATTTCAATGGAGGAAGGAGTTTTTCAGAACGGATTTACTTTATTTATAGGTTATCCGTATCTGAAACTTCAACCGCACACCGGCGAAAGTATAACAATAGATGGTGTAAAGTATGAAGTTGCAGCTAGTAAATCAGATATGGATATGTTTGAGATAGATTTGTTTAGAAATGAGGAAATGTGATGTTCGAGATAAAAATAGATGAAAGTCAATTAAGGTTTATCGAATCGAACTTTGACAACTTAAAAGGCAAAATGCCAAATGCTCTTGCTAATGCCATTAATAGAAGTATGGAAATGGTAAAAACAGAAGCGTTGAGACAAGCTACATCGAAATATACAATAAAAAAAGGAGAATTGAGTGATTCAATTAAATTCACACGGTCATCTGGTGGGAATCTAACAGCAAGAATAGTTTCAACTGGTAGTGTTATAGGTTTGGATCATTTTAAATTAACACCTAAAACTAGGGGGAAATATAAGAAGACTGTTAATTCAATAGTAAAAAAAGGAGAAGGCGGAAGTATACCAAATGCTTTTATTGCTTATTCTGATGGTAGATTAGGAGCTTTTAAAAGAAAAAGCACGAAAAGATTACCAATAGAAAGATTAATGGGACCTTCTGCTCCACAAATGTTAGGTGAGGATAGCATATTGGAATATTTGCAAGGATTTATGGAAGAAAAATTAAACATGCGTCTTGAACATGAAATTGAAAGGTTAATGGGATGATAAAACATACAGAGGAAAAAATATTTGAATTTCTCGATAAAGAACTTTCAAATAAAGGAATCAAAGTATATAGGGGATTTTTACCACAAAAGAGTTTTGAGGACAGGGAAAATGGAAATTATAAAGAGAATTTTCCTTATGTTACATTAAGAATAGTTGAATTTAAGCAAGAAAGAGCTGGAATAGATTACTATGATTCTCCTGTTGAGTTTGAAATATGGGTAGCCACAAAAGAAAATGGTGAAAATGATTATTTAGAAAATTTATCTTTAGCAAATGAAATAATGGAAAAATTATTGGAAGAAACTACTAAACCAGTAAAAGATAAATTATTAAACATTGATAATCAAGGTTCAGGGTTTGTAATAGATCAAACCAAGGAATTTAAAGTTTCATTTCATTCCGACCAATACAGACCATATTTTTTCTCAAGAATATCGTTTTCAGTTTATGGAGAAACAATTTCCTCAGTTTATACTAATAAATTATAAGGAGGTAAATATGGAAAAAAAGCAATACATATATTTAGGTAATAATATAGAATTTAAAAATTTTAGTTTTTCAAAAGGAGTAGTTTATTTTGAAAACGACAAGATAAAAGAAATAATGGAAAAATTTCCTTTGATAAAAAAAATACTAATTGATATTGAAGTAATTGGAAAAATAGAAAGAAATGAAAATATCGTTACTGTTATTACAAATCAATTAAAAGAACAAATAAAAGAGGAGGATAGAAATGGCTTATAAACATGGTACATACCAATCTGAAACTGCGAGTGATTTAATCTTGCCTGTTACACTTGATTACGGTCATTTTATTGTTGGAATGGCACCAATTCATAAATTGAAGAAAGAAAATAGAAAAACAAACGAAGTTGTAAGAGTCGGAACTTATAAAGAGGCTATTCAATATTTTGGTGACACTTATGATTTAGATTTTTCAATTTCACAAGCTATCAAAATATTTTTTGAACTTTATGCTGTAGCACCTTTATATATTGTGAATATCCTAGATGTTGAAAAACATAAAACAGATAATAAGAAAACTATGATGGCTATAGAACTTAAATCAGGAAAAACAGTAATTAATAATCATAAGATAATCACAGATACTTTAGTAGTAAAAGATAATGCGACAAGTTTACCAATATCGGATGCTATAACAATTTGGACTGCTGAAGGATTAGAAATTTATGCAACGCCGTCATCAGGAAACAAAATAGATATTGAATTTAATGAGATAGATTTATCAAAAGTTAAGAAGAATGAGGCAATAGGCGGATATGATACAAATACAATGAGAAGAACAGGCTTGGAGCTTGTAGATGAAGTATATTCAAAATTCTCAGAATTACCTGCTTTTATAGATATTCCAGATTTTTCTCACGAAAGTGAAGTTGTAGCGGTTATGGAAACAAAAGCAGGAAATATAAATACAGGAATGTTTGAAGCAATAGCTTTAATAAATGCACCTGACAATAAAAGATATGATGAAATTCCGAGTTGGAAAGATGAAAAAAATATAACATCAAAGGATCAAATCGTGCTTTATGGAAATATTAAACTTGCCGACAATGTTTATTTTCCGTCATTACATTATGCGGCACTTTCTTTGAAAACTGATTCTGAATTTGATGGAATACCTTCTCAAACTCCTTCTAATTATTCGTATAAAATGGATGCATTAGCTTATAAAAATGCAGATGGAGTATTTGAAGAAATTAGATTAGATAAAGAACAGCAGGCTAATTTTTTGAATAAAAACGGGGCAATTACTGCGATTAATTTCAAAGGCTGGAGATGTTGGGGGTCTGAAACGGCTAAAAATCCGTTAGCAACAGATCCAAAAGATAAGTTTACATACACGCGTCGAATGTTTAAATATGTTGGTAATGAATTGGTTATTACATATTTTAATTCAGTTGACCAAAACTTCTCTTTAAAATTAGCTGAAACGGTTACAAAATCTGTAAATATTCGGCTTAAAGGTTTAGTGTCAGCTAATCACTTTTTATCAGCTGAAGCTGTTTTGTCCGAAGAAGATAATACTTTAGAAAATGTAATAAATGGGGACATAACATGGACAATCAATCTTGGAGTAATACCAGCAATGAAATCTATGACATTTAAGAAGAAATATGATGTAAAAGCATTGGAGACATTTGCTCAAGCATTAAAACAATAATTTAAGGAGGTAAAATAATGGGAAAGCATCAAATACCAACGGCGTTAAATGATGTTGAAATATATATAAATGGATCGAGTAAACTTGCAGGAGTTGGGGAGGTAGAATTGCCTAATCTTGAAACTTCGTCTGTTAATATTGAACAAATTGGGATGGTATCAGAATACGAAGCGGCACTTACTGGGCATTATAAAAAACTTGAAGCGAAAATAAAAATGGACTGTGTGGATGAAACACTTTTAAATTTCAATAACAACAATGAACTTTTAATTGAGTGTAAAGGAGTTATTCAAAAAATGAACAAACTCACACATGCTCCTGCTTTTGTGGGAATAGATGCTACTTTTAAGGGAATGATTAAGAAGTTCGATGGTCCAAAATTAAAACCAGGATCTAAACTTGAAGCTTCTTTTGATTTAACAGTAAGTTATTACAAAATGGAAATAGACGGAAAAGAAATAGCTAATATTGATGTATTCAATAGAATAAGTAATGTAAACGGGCAAACTAACAGTAAAATTAGAAGATTGCTGGGATTAATATAAAATAGGAGGATAGAATGATTGTAAAATTATCAAAAGAATATAGTTTAGGGAGTAAAAAATATAAAGAAATTAATTTAGATTTGGAAGGGATGACAGGTTTAACATTAATTGAAGCTGAAAGGGAGTATTATACAAGAAATAAAAATTCAATAATAAAAGAGTTGGAATACGGATGGTATCTAACAGTTGCTTCAGAATCAAGCGGAATTAAATATGGAGATTTCTTGAAATTAAATGCTAGAGATTGCGTGAAAATTGTAAATGCTGTTAGGGGTTTTTTACAAAGTACGGACTTGGAAGAAATAGAGGAAGCAGAAGTAGTAGAAACCTTAGGGTCAATAGAGTAGAAGAGATACTAGATTTGCAAGATTGTATTACAACTTTAGTAGAAGTTTTAAATTATTCAGATGAAAATAAAACGAGTATAAATGTAAGTTATGAAACTTTAATTAATTGTAGATTGTATGAATTAGAATATTGGAATTTGAGAGCTGAAAAGTTGTTAGAAGACTCAGAAAAGAGAAGCTCTGATAGTGAATAAAAAAAGAGGACTCATCAGTCCTCTAAATCCTTTGAAAAGAAAGCGTACATAATGGAAGTACTTAGCGAAAGGTAGATAGCAACCCAAAAAGGTCCGAAAATAAAAATTAATGGAAAAGATATAAGGGCTATAAGGAATAAAGCAAGAGCTATAAAAATTTTTAATCCTGTATTAGTTTCTTTTTTAGAAAAATTCTTTTTTGCTGATTTTTCAGTAATATTCTTAAAATAATTTTTTATTTTATCTTCGTATGGTTTAACTTCATCTTTTGTTAAATATTTAAAAAAGTTTATAATATAAATTTTGTATTTATCGTATATTTTTTTCATAACAAACACCTCTTTTTATATTTATATATTAAATTATACAACGAAAACATCAAAAATACAATGGATGAAAGGAGGTAAAATGGCAAAAGATTTAACACTTAATATAGTCGCAGCAGCTTCGGTAGCTGGTGCTGTTAAAGGGCTTTCAGAATTATCGAAAAGTTTTAAAACTTTGAAAGATAATACAGAAAATTTGTCAAAAACATCTAAAAAATTAGAAAATTTTGATAAAGTTAGAGAAAAACTAACTAAAGTTAATGCCGAGTATAAAACTTCATCTGAAGCTCTTAAAAAGTTGAAACAGGAATATAACAGTACAGGTCAAGGAAATGTAGAATTTGCTAAAACTGTCAAAGATGCAGAAAAGCATGTAAATAAATTGGCTAATGAAAAATCAAAATTAACAAATGCTTTTTCAAATGCAAAACAGGCTATAGAAAGTGAAGGACACAGCTTAAAAGATTACAGAGACACTCTTCATAAAGTAAATAAAGAATTAGAAGTAAATAAACAGTTAAAAAGTATTCAGAATCAACATCAAAATAGACTTGAAGCTATAGATAAAGTTGAAAGTTTTGGTGATAGGGCAACTGTTAGAGGTTTAGCTGCTGGAGCTGCGGCGGTTCTCCCTTTGAAATTAAAAATAGAACTGGAAGAAGCACAGGCAGATTTGAGAAAAGTTGCTGAATTTGGCTCAAAACAATTAGAAAAAGAATTTTATCAGGCAATGAGGAATTTGAGCGACAATTCCCCACTATCTCAAAAAGAATTGTTTGAAATAGCTGGAGCAGGAGCACAAGCTGGGATAAACACACGAGAATTAGCACAATATACAAAAGATGCTTCAAAAATAAAAGTTGCCTTTGATATGGACACACAAGCGGCAGGAAATTTCTTGGCTAAAACAAGAGCTCAGTTTGGCATAGGGCAAAAAGAAGTTATGGAATATGCAGATGTTATAAATTATTTGGCGAATAGTGTGGCAGTAACTGCTCCTGAGTTAGTTGATATATCACAAAGGGTAGCAGGACTTGGTGGAATTGCCGGTATTTCTAAAGAAAGTGTTATGGCAATGGGAGCAACCTTGATTGCAAGTGGAGTGAACTCAGAAGTGGCAGCAACAGGTTTAAAGAATTTTTCTTTGGGATTAGTTGCTGGAACAAGTGCAACAAAAGCACAAAAAAAAGCATTTGAAAGTTTGGGATTAAGTGCTGAACAAGTCGCAAAAGATATGCAAGTTAATGCAGACAAAACAATAATTAATGTATTGTCAAAAGTAAAACAACTTCCTGAACATTTAAGAGCTGCAACTTTGAAAAATTTATTTGGTAAAGAGAGTATACAGTCAGTAACAGAGTTGATGAATCATTTAGATGATTTAGGAGGAGCTTTTGAAAATGTTCATAATAAAGCAAAAACAGCAGGAAGTGTGGACAAGGAGTATGCCGATAGATTAAAGACTTTAAAAACAGCATTAGATACGCTAAAAAACAATTTAGTTAATATAGGGATTGACTTAGGATCTGCTCTGGCACCATCATTATTGAGTTTAACAAATAGTTTAAAGCCAGTTGTAAAAAGTATTGCAGATTTCGTACAAAAAAATCCACAACTTGCAGCAGGTATTATGAAAGCAGTTGGAGCTTTTGCATTGTTTAATTTAGGAGTAGGTGGAGCTATTAAAGTTGGAGCACCTCTTGCCAGAACTTTGAGTTCAACTGTTTCAATTTTTCAGAAGCTATCAGCTGTTAAGGGATTGGGATTTACAGCGGGAATAGCTAAAGCATTTCCGACAGTTGCAAAATTAGGAAGTGTATTTAAAGGTGTAGGTTCTATTGCTGGAAAATCTTTTGGTGGTTTAGGTAAAATTGCCTTGAAATCATTAAATCCGTTTAATTCTATAAAATTAGCAGTTAATGGACTGGGTAAAGGATTTTCAGGTTCGTTAAAAATTTTTTCAATGTTTGCTCATCCTTTAGCTACTTTTAAAAAATTAATAAGTGTAATAAAAATGGTTGGGATAGCTTTGAAAGGAGCATTTTTAGCAAATCCTGTAGGAGTGATAGTTGGTGCGTTAGTTGGATTAGTTGTTATTTTTGTAATTTTATATAAAAAGTCGACTTGGTTTAGAAACGGTGTGAATAATGCAATGAAGCAAATTGCACCTCATGTGAAAGAATTAGGTAGAGTTTTAAAGCAAACCTTGGGTCAAGCAATACAACAGGTAAAGAGTTTAATGGTTACCTCAGCACCTACGATGAGAGCAGTATGGAATGGCTTAAAACCAGTTATTTCAGCAATAGGAACTGTTATTAAAGTGGTATTGATTATTGCAATTAGACTAGCAATAGCAGCTGTAAAGTCACTAGGAAATACTTTTAAACTTATTATTGCAGTAGTTAGAGGTGTAATGCAAATGGTTTCGGGATCGTTTAGAGTTTCAGTAGGAATATGGAAAGGAATTTTTCAATTATTTGTTGCTTTT